AAGCGCTCCTACTCCGACGAGACCCTTGGCCAGCTCGTTCCAACCGAGACTCGACATGTCCTCTACTGCGCTTGCAAGGATCTTGATCGCCGCACCAAGAGCGATCAGCCCAAGACTCGTAGATATGAGCCCGGCTGGATTCGGCATGAACTTGAGAGCGCCGACGAGGAGACCAAGCGTGACTGCTAGACCCGTTAGTCCCTTAGCCAGTTCGTTCCAGTCGAGCCCTGCCATCTGCTTGACTGCCTGAGACAGAATAAGCACAGCCCCGGCGAGAAGGATCAGCGATCCCATCACGAACGGGAGTTTGGCGAACCCGGCTACACCGACGAACTTGTTGAACAACACCATGGTGCCGATGAGCTGACCGAACATCGTCGCAATAGCGGCGGAAGCCCGTGCCAGACCGGCCGCATCGATCTTGGCCAGGATGTTCATGGATACAGCCAGGATACCGACGGCAAGGGCGATCTGAAGAAGTACAGCCGCATTGAGAGCGTTCTGCATACCCTTCAGGGTTCCAGTGAACCCCTCGATCGCGTCGCCGATTCCTTCGAAAAGTCCCGCGGGGCCATCTGCGAGGAAGTTCTTGATGATCAGGAACAGACCGGCAAGAACACCAGTGTTGATGCCTGCGAGGATCTTTCCAAAGTCCAAACCATCGAACATGGACCCGGCATCGATACCGATCGTCTGGAATACCTCAGCGATCCGACTGCCGAGATCCTGGAAGAAATCGCCGACGTTCCTCATGACCGTGAGAGTCTTCTCCCACGCCGCGGAGGCTATCTCACCAAGCCTGCCGAGAGGCTCGAGCTTGGAGGATATGCCCTCGACACTCTTCTCGACGCCGGAAGAGTCGGTGTCCTTGAACATGCGACCGAGCCAACCGACGAACTCCTGAACGAGCTTGATCGGAATGGCGAGTACGGTCCCGATCCCCTTGAAGAGGTTCTTGAGACCTTCGCCTTCCCTGATGCCGTTGCGGAGGGCGACGAGAAAATCGCCGATCTTCGCGGTGAAGCTGAGGAAACCCCCGGAGCCCTGGGTTACGACTCCGAGCAAATCAAAGATTACGCCAACAACACCCTTGATGACGTCGACCGCGATTCCAAATATCGCGAAGACACCGGCAAAGGTCCTTCTGAGCTTGTCGCCTGTTTCGCTACCTACCTTGAGTTTCTCGGTGAAGTCCCGGAAGTTCTTGGTCATCTCGGCAAGCTGCTTGCCGGTGGTGGCCGGGAATATGTCTCGGAACGCGTCCTTGATCGGCGAGAGTACCGATCCAAGGGCCTTGAATACGTTGGTGATGCCCTCGATCAGAGCGGTTCTGCCACCCAGGGAATCCCAGTCCTTGAGCATCTTGTTACGAGCTTCGGAAGAACCCTGAAGGAGCTTTCCGACAGAATCGCTGATGCCCGTGAACAAACCCTTCGCCTCGGCGAAGTCGCCGAATATGATCTGCCAGGTCTGGGCCCAACCCGAACCCATCTGTTCCTTGAACGTACCGAACAGCTGAGTAAGCGTCTTGACCTCTGTGGCGGCGCTCTTCGCCATCTTGGCCTGATCCTGAATGGCCTTGATCTGTGCCTTGCTGAACCCCTGCGCAGCCAGTTCAGCGTCGGTCAGGTCGCCAGTGAACTGAGCCAGAGTCTGGGTCAGAACCTTGGAGGTGAGCCAGGATTCCTGTCCAGGCTTAGCCGTGATGGACTCTCGGAAAGACTTGCCACCGATGGTGACGTTCTTCATCTCTCCAGTGAGCTTTACTGCACCATCCTTCAGGGTGCCCATCTTCTCGGCGTTCAGGGCGAGTGCACGCTGGAATACCGTACCGCCCATACCGGCATTGACCACCGAGTTCCAGTCCTCGAGCGTTACCCGACCTGCGGATATAGCCTGAGAAAGCTGGTACATCGCTCCGGATGCCTGCTCCGAATTGGAGCCGGAAAGAGCCGCCAGGTTGGCGATACCCTTGATCGCCGCGGTAGCGGGTTCGAGCGCGACACCGGCAGCCGTGAAGGTACCGATGTTCTTCGCCATCTCGGAGAAGTTGTAGATGGTCTGGTCGGAATAATGGTTCAGTTCGTCGAGAGCGTTGGTGACGTCTTTCAGATTTGTACCGGCCGACTGGGTGTTGGCCAGAATCGTCTGGATCGAGTTCATGTTCGTCTCGTACTCCCGGAAACCATCCAGGATTGGAGCGAACGTGAACGAGTTCAGGAAATGGGTACCAGCTTCCTGTGCCCTGGCGCCGATGCTCATCATCGCACCGGTAGCAATACTTCCCAGATGGGAGAAGCGGCTAGCGAGGCTGTTGACTCCGCCTTCGAGGTTCTTGAGTGAACCCGTCTGCTGATCGGCGTTCTTCTTGATGCCGTTCAGACTGGCGGCTACTCGATCTCCGAGACCACCGACGCTCTGTGTGAAACCGGTAACGGCGGTCTTGGTCCGGTTGAAGCCGGATTCGACGGAAGACGCAACCTGGGCGACACCGTTGGTGATCTTGGAAAGCGAACCGGTAGCTGTCGTGGTGTTGTCGGTGACAGCCTTTGTGAACCTGCCCATGGAATCACGGTTCTGCAACACGTTCTTGTCGAACTGCTGACTCGAAGCCGCGATCCTGGTAGCAGCATCGGTGATACCCTTACTGGCATCCTTCAGCTGCAACCCCCTCTGAAGCCTCTCGAGGGAGGCGAGAGTTTGCTGAACACCACGTTCGAACGCAGCGTTCTGGAACTGCATCTGAACAACGCGTTCGTCTACCGTGCTCATGCGGAAGTCACCGCCCTCCATACCTGATCTGCGATGTCGTCAAAGACGGGTTTCATCGCCGGATTGATGTAGTCCCGGCCCTGGACGTACCCACCGGTCCCGGTTCCGTAGCCATACTGAAGCATGATGGCAACGGGGAACCCGTTCTCGATGTCGTTGTTGGTCCATGTTATGGAAACGGACCCCCGGGAGTTTTCTACTGTGTAACTCCAGGAGTCCGCCGCCAATCCGGAGTCTTTCGGTACGGCAGAAGCCAAAGCGTTTACTCCCATTTTGGCAGCTGCGTCCAGCGACTTGTAGATGTCGCTGCTTCGCATCTTCCGAAGGGAGTCTTCCGTTCGTCGACCCGAACGTTTGACTACGAACGAAATCACTTTGACTCCTTTGCTTAATCCAGGCCGGTCATCTTCCGCCCTGCGTTGAAGGCGTTGGTGTTTGCGCTCTTGACGGCGTTGAAGGTTTCGAAGAAGAAGCGAAGGGCGTAGGCTTCGTCAGCCGAGTAGCCGTAAGGCTCAGTGGTAAGCGGATCGGCACCCTCGAGCACCGGATGGTTCGCGAGCCAGGCGGCGATGGTCTCGACGCTTTCGAATGCCTCACGGAGACCCAGAACCGCCTGGGCCACCTTGTTGTCGAGGACCGGCTTGGTTACTTCGAGGCCCAGGGCCATAGTCAAACTCCAAAGTTCAGTCAGCCCAGCGAAGAGGCGTGACTCGAAGAACGGGGTAGTTGACGAGGGTGTTTGCACTCCCTGTCTTGTACGCTTGCGGTTTGAAGGTGTGATTTCCGGCAGACAGCCTTCCCGTAGCAGTGAAAGAATGCTGACCTCCCGCAGGCGACGTACCCTGTGTACCGAGGTAGAGAGTGTTCCCCCAGGTTCCGCCGAACAGATCCTCAGGCGCAGCACCGTCAAGCGAAATACCTGATCGGACCGATGTGCTGTCAGTGTACGCAGCAGTCAACCACGCGCTATACTCAACCTGCACTATTGCGTCGTAGGCGAGACTCAAGGAGACTTGACCGATTGCGGGATGATCGGCCCAAGCCGTTGCCGTGATCGGGTATGTGGCGGACGCCTTGGTCGCTTGGGGATCCGGAAGCTTGGCGTCACGAACGAGAACCCGCCAACGCGACCATCCTCCTGCGGCAGTAGCAGTTCGAACCCAGCGTTCGGTCTCAACACCTACGGCAGTACCGCCAACGTGTTTGGCCCACTCCTGCCTGGCGAAATCCGTTCCGTCTACGAAGGTGATGACCTCGCCAGCCTTGCCCGCGAAATCCCATCCTGTAGAATTGGCTGTCGTGTAGTACAGCCGAGAATATCCCTTGGGGTATGAAGTGAACGCAGTTGTCTGGGCGAAACTACTCGGGGTGAGAGTTGCTCGTGTTTGGTACTGAACCCAAGGCGTCCAACCTCCGCCGCCGTCAGCCGTGTTATAGGTGCGCATCCACGTCTGGGGGATAGTAGTCCCGCCGGAGCTCGTGAAAAATATCTGCTGAGTTCGGCTAGTGGTGGCTTTGTTGGTCATGACTCCACCGAACCCATTGTTCAGCGACCATCCCGATCCAGTCGAGAGTGTCATGAACGAGACCCCGTTGGGATATGATTCAGCCCCAGTGCTTTCGGTCAGGGTAGTGATCGTCTGAACTCTTGTGCCCGGAAGAGAGGCCAGCCCAGCAGGTGTCACGGCTCGCTGAGTGTCTGTGCCGGTCTGCGTTTCCGCGACTGTGGCGAGCTCGACGAGACCCTTCTGAGTGTCACTTGCGAAGGGGCCGGCAACGTCATTCGTGTCAAGCCAGACCGAACCGTCAGGAACGGCGCCGGGGTCGGTGTCGCCGACGTAAGTGAAGGCGTCGACCTTGGAATATGTCGTACCGCCGTCCAGCTGCATACCCGAGACGGCGCCCATGTCGAGATCGGTTCCGTCGTGTCTCGTCAGGATGAGATGGCCCGCTTCGTTGACGAGCCCGGAAACGATCGACGTGGCTTCGATCTCGAGCGTTCGCTCGGCGTCTACTACGGTTACCGTAGCCACAAGGCCACCTTTCTATTCTCGAATATGTGTCAGATCATGGAGTCCCACGCGCCGCCGATACGTGGTTTGGGAGCTGCCGCTACCCATGCACCACCAATACGGACCTTGGGCGTAGCAGGCACCCACTTGTTGCCCCAACGAGTCTTTCGGGTCACGAAGGTCTGGGTTTCTTCGGCCCAATATGAGGCGTCGTCGAAGCTCGCTACCAAGTCCGGGGTCGTGCTGTTCCAGACTCCGGCCATGAAGACCAAACCCACGGACGTCTTGTCGAAGGTTCCTCCGACAGTGCAGCGAGCCATCTCGTTCCAGGTCTGGCCATCACTGGAGTTGTACATCTTGACGACGTTGTCGGACCCCATACGACCGATGCCCCACCATGTGCCGGGTACCCAGTCCCAGCCAACACCTACATCTTCATCGGTGATGACCTCATTGCTGAAGGTGACTAGACCTCCGGGCTGGAAAGTGATGTAGCTACCGTTCGGAGCACCGAGAGCCGAAATATGGTTGCCCGCGGTGTCATGAGCTCCGAGGTAGAACTCACAGCCTTCAGTCCTGTTCCCGCTCACCGAGAGTTTTGCGGCGAGGATCCCGGTCGACAGATCGAAGAGAATATCGCCTTCGACACGGGGGTAGTCGGCAATGCAGGCCAGGTTGAGCTTCCCACCAGCCTCGGTGGATCCGGGTCCCTGGGTGACGGTCCACTTGGCTTCGTCAAGGACGTTGTCGTCGAAGTTGTCGATGAGTGCTTGTGCGTATACCACAGGTCTCCCTTCTCACCCGTTGCTGATGGTGTAGGTGTGTTCGGCCACCGGAATAACGGTAGGCCAGTCGAACATCAGGTAGTCCTCGTCGAGAGCCTGGATGGCCTCGTCAGGACCGGAGATGGTGTAGGTGTGGTCGCCGTTGTCGGTCACGACGAAGACGAAATATGCGTCATACATCTCGACGAGTTCGGAGAAACTGGGAAGTCTCGCCGTGTTCTCGTCGTCTCCGTACAGGACGCTTTCGACCAGATTCATGACCTGAATATCGGTGGTCCTGGAGTCGATCTCGACGTGCGAAGTTCGCTTGTACCCGGCCATAACCGGGGGCTTCGTCGTGATGGACCAGCTGAACTCAATGGGCTCTACCGAGTCGCCGATGGAGGAATATGTCCTCTGAGTAGGGTCGGCAAGAGCATTGTAGACGAGGTGGATCTTGTAGCCGAGATTGCCCTTCTGCTCACTGCCTACCATGGTTCGGTAGGAGAAACCGAACGTCTTACGACGTTGCTGGGTGAGCCGAAGACCCGGTCGAGGACTGCTGGACCCGTCGCACAGGGCGAACTGTTCCGGATACGTGAAAGCGTTGATCGTGGCGCCGAATTCTTCAGCGGCCGACACAAGAAGGTACTTGTTGCCGTCGAGGTAGTACGACTTGGAACCTCCACCGGTCGGCGCCATGTCGACAGAGGTGAGACCAGACCAAGCAACTCCGGCCTGACCTTCGACGTACAGGACACCACGGTCGACCCCAGCCTCGTAAAAGCGACTGCCGGAGGTATTCCATTCGATCCGTGACACTCAAAATCCTCCTTTCATCCGTTCGATCCGAACTGGGACCGGCGCTGAGCGTTGAGCTGTCTCTGGCGAGCAAGAGCCTCGGCCTTGGACATCTTCTTCGGCGGGGTGTTTCTCTCGTTACAGACTCGAATAAGAGTCAGTAGACGGTTGAGGTGCCAGTCCTCGCAAGGAACGAACGGGATGTTCAAGGAGACCATCCAGCTGTAGATCACCTCAGCGGTAACGACGTCCTTGCTTCGCTTCTTCTGCTCTCGTTCGGCGAACCAGGTGGCCGTCATCTTAGCGGCGATGTACTTGTTGATCTCGTCGACGTTCTGGTCCGTTAGACGGCTGAAAAACTCCGGAGGAACATCCGGAGTAATCGTCATTGCCTCTTTGATGTACCAGATCGTCTCTTCGAAAGTCTTCTCGTCCTGACCCAAGAACGGTTTCTCGAAGAAAGACTCCCATTTTGACAGGGTGGCCAGAGAGTGCTCCATCTCCAGCTTGAACGACTTAGCAACAACAAACTTCCTCGTCGCGTCGTTGTAACCTTCTTCCAACGGGACGATGATAGTGAGCACTCTCTGACCTCCTTTACTGCGTCATGGCGACTAGAAGTCGCCCTTGAGCCAGTCGCTGTCCGACGGCTGCGTGAACTTGTAGCCCGCGTTCGGACGGGCCTCGACGACCTTGTTCTCGGTCAGCGTCTGCGGACCGGCCGCCTGAGCGACGTCGTCGATGTAGTAGGTCACGCCGGTGACGGTCGGGATCGTCAGGGCGTTGGTCGCGTCGTCGTAGGCGGGCTCGGTCGGGGTGACCGTGAGGACGCTGCCGGAGAAGATGGCGTAGACCTCGGCAGGCGTCGGGAGCGACGGGTCCGTGCCCTCGGTGCCGTAGAGGAACTCCTCGAGCGTGCTCAGCGCACCGGCGTGACCTTGGTCGAGTCGATGGTGATGCTGGCCGTCGGCTTGTAGTCCTGTCCGGCGATGTTGCCGACCTCGACGGGAGTCGTGGTGAACTCCCAGCTGAAGGTGATCGCCTCGGGCGAGTCGTTGACGGTGGCGTAGGCCTTCTCGGACGGAGCCGCGAGGGCGCCGTAGACGAGGTGGAGCTTGTAGCCGTGGTCCTGACCGTCGAGGTCGTTGCCGAGCTTGGTGCGGTAGGAGAGCCCGAAGGACTTCCGCCCCTGCTGCCCGAACGAGACGCCCGGGGTCGGAGTTGCGGAGCCGTCGCACTGCTCCCAGGCGAGCGGGTAGGTGAACGCCTCGATCGTGCCGCCGAACTCCTCGGCCGAGACGAGGTTCAGGTACTTGATGTTGTCCGCGTACTGCGGGCTGGACTCGGCACCCGAGGGCGACTCGGTGACGGCCGTCAGGCCGTTCCAGGCGTGGCCCTCGTTGTAGATGCCGGTACCGTTGGGGATGTAGAGGACACCGTGGTCGACGCCGGTCTCGTAGTACCGTTCGCCCGACCTGTCCCACATAAGGGCTGTCATGAGTTGGTTCCCCTCAGAAATAGAGGTTGAAGACGTGGTGGTGGAGGTTGTCCGCCGTGAATATACGATTCAGGTTGGACAACGGAAGTTGAGCGATGTCGTCGGAGAGGAGCATTGTGTCGTCCGGGTTCCGACCGATCAACGTCAACTGATATCGCTTGGCGCGACTGTACGGGCTGTTGTCAGCGAACTCAGTCTTTGCATTGTCCTGTGCATAGACGATGCAGGGGTAGTTCATCTGCACGTTGGAAGGGGGCTGGAAATATACGTTTCCGTTGCCCAGCACCCCTTCCAGGAGTGTCTGAAGCTCAAGGCGCTTCAGGCTTGGGGCCATTGTAGACACCCCCTAGCCGCAGAATAAGGCGGGGAGCCTGCACTTCGGCCTCAGTTATGGCCCACAGGGTCCCCGCCCAATCAACATAACGAACGGCAAAGAAATGTTCGTTCGCAAAAGCATCAGCAACAATGCTGATCGAATTACCAACCGAGAGGTCATTGTTGACGCTCTCACCCGCCCTGAAACTCACAGAGGTCCGAACAACATCGCCGAAGTAAATACGTTCGACGATCTGGTCCTCATGTACACCAGGGGAGGTCTCAACAGTTACGCCGTATCCCACCTTTCCAGAAAATCGTGTCATGTTCGGTCACCTCCTGATCAGGAGGACTTGCGCTTGAAGGTCCAGGAGTCCTGGGCCGTGTTGGCGAAGTGGTACCCGGAGCTCGCGACCGCGTTGACGGTCTCCGAGGAACCGGCCGCCAGGGCGGTCTGAGCACCGGCGGTGAGCGTGGTGCCGTCGCTGTCCTCGTAGGTCATGCCGGTGACGGTCGGGATGGTGATGACGCCCGTGGTGGCGTTGAAGCCCGGCTCCTGCGGAGTCGCCAGGACGCTGGACGCGGCGGTCTTCTTGAGGACCAGGGCCGACTTCGGGCGGACCAGAGCACCCGACATGCGGGTCTCCAGCAGGTACTTCTGCTGGTTGTAGTCGATGTCGAAGTCCTCGAACATCGTGAGCTCGCCACCGCGGTCGGTGCCGATGTTGTAGTCGTCGAGGTTGACGATGATGCCGATGACGTCCGGGTACTCGTTGAGCGGCTCGACGAGCTGGATGTCCTTGACGCCGAGGACCTGGGCGACCTCGCTCTTGTTGGCGTAGTAGCGACGGCCCATGCCGTCCTTCGACTTCAGGAACTTGTTGAGCTCGCGGACCGTGGTGTACAGGACCGGGGTGCCGGTGCCCTTGTAGAACTCCATGCCGTCCATGGTGGCGTCGACGACCTCCTCGTAGGAGGAGTCCGCGTCGCTGACGTTGACGTTGAGCGTGGTGACGAACAGCTCGTGGTCGTTGAGGATGGAACGGATGCCGATGCCGTCGGACGCGCCCAGCGGGTCCTTCACCTTGTCCGTGTCACCGGGCGAACGGCCGTCGCCGACGAGGATCGCACGGGCGACCTCCTCCTCGGTCATGAGCCGCATCTCGGCCTTCAGGAAGGAGACGATGTCGAAGTCCGTGATGTCGAGCATGTCGTCACGGTCGAGCTTCTGCTTCTTGTAGATCGTGGTGGGGGAGGTGGTCCGCTTCGAGACGCCGAACCACTCCTCCTCCTTGTAGTTCCCCTTGATGTAGCCCTTGGCACGGGCCTCGTCCAGGGTGAGGTCGGCCGTGAAGGTCTTGACCCGGGAGAACGGGGTCTTGCGGGTGCCGTTGAGAACGGTCGAGACCCATTCGGTCCGCCGCTTCTCGAGGTCGATGGTCCCGGTGGCCATCTTCGCGTCCGGGAACAGGAGGTCGATGTTCTCGATGCCGTGCTGGAGGGCGTAGCTGTTGACGGCCTCGCGGATCGAGCCGACCTTCACCGCGTCGGCGAAGATGCCCTTGACGTCGTCCTGGGTGAGCGAGTGCTTCATGGACCCGCTGGTCTTGCTGGCGGCGCTCTGGTCGAATACGTTGCGCGACATGCCGTCGCCTCCTTCGTGGGTGATGGTCGTTCCGGTGGCGGAGTGAGCCGCGGATGACTTCGCGTCTTCCAGGGCGACGCCGATGAGGTAGTGGACGACGTTCTTCTGCTCTTCGTCGAGGGTCTCGTAGACGTCCTGGACGGTCATCTCGTCGTCATCGTCTGCGTGCTCGAGCTCGTCGTCCTCGTCCTCGTCGCCTTCGGGGGCGAAGTTGGCGTGATCCAGAGCGATGCCGGTGTGGATGACGGCCTCCTCCTCGGACTCGTCGTAGGAACCGTCGCTGTGCTTGATGTTGACGAAGTCGATCGTGGCACCGGGGTTGGCTCCGGCGAGGACGAGACTCACCTCACGGATCACGCCGTGCATGACGTTCTTCGCCTTCTCCACCAGGTTGTTGGCGTAGATGGAGAGGAACTTGATGTCGCCGTGCTCGACAAGGCTCCGGGCGTTCCGGCCCTGCTCGGTGTCGTTGAAGAAGGCGTAGGTGTAGACGCCCTCGTCCCGGTGCTCCAGTACGGCGTGCCCGAGGACGTTCGTGGCGCTGCTGTGACCGTGCTGCCAGACCAGCGGTACCTGCTGGTGGTGCATCTCCTCGAAGGCACCGCGCATGATCGTTCGACCGTCGGTGCACTTGAGTCCAGCCTTGGTGGCCCAGCCGCCGAAGTCAGCTTCGATTGCTCCCATTTTGACCGTCTCCCTCCTACTTCTTCACTGTGGGTTTCCGGGCTCCGACGGAGCCGTTCTTGCGCATCTTCTCGATCCGCTCTTGGATGGTTTTGATCTTGCCCTTCAAGGAATCGACCTCGTCGGCGAGGATCTTGTCCTTGTTCTTCTCGTAGTACTCCTTCGACTGCTTCGCAGCTTGGGCCTTTTGAGCAGAGGTCTGCTCCTTGGCCGTAGACTTCGTGGCAGCCGACTTCTTCGGAGCATTACTAGTGGGCTTGACCCCGCTCCGAGCTTTGGCCTGCTTGGTCAGCTCAGCCAAAGCGGTTCGAAGCTTTTCCAGGCGAGCCTTGAGGGCGTTCACCTCGGCTTCGAGCTTTCTGCGCCGTTCGGCTTGTCGCTGAGCCCTTGTCTTGGTAGGCGGCTTGGGCTTAGCTGTGGGCCTACTTTTCGACGTCCGTACTGCTTTCGCCGTACGACCCTTGAGTTTCCGATTCTTGAGGTAGTACTCGCGTCTCTTGATCGGGTCGTATGCGTGTTCGAGATCGTCAGCCACCTTGATCGATTCCTAGGTCACTGAAGATCGTATCGACGAGTGCGTTGACTTCGGCTAGACCGCTCTGAAGCAAGTCTTCGCCTTCGTCTTCTTCCTCGCCGGGTTCCGCTTCTCCGGAGGGAGGAACACCCACGCCGGTATCGGCTTGTGGCATGTTGCTGTTGACCAGCTGGTCCGCCTTCGGATCCTTCGAGGGCTTGAAGCCGATGCCCTGACGGATTTCGTTGGCGGACAGAATCTCGTTCCTTGTGAACTTGTCGGCGACCTCGGCCACCTGCTCCATGGGAACCAGATCGAACGGGTTACGGAAATAGACGATCGACTGCCCTTGAGTGCGGGCGGTCTTGGTCAGGAAGGAGCGCTTCATGGCTTCCGTGACCGACTGCACAATCGGCTTGATGGTCCGATTGAAGTAGTTGATCATGGCCTTTTCATCGGCCGTTCCGTCCATCACTTCCTTGGTCAGACCGAGCTGCGTATATAGCATCGCAGTGAGATACTCGATCTGCTTCAGAAGATTGTTCTCGATCGGCCGGTTCAGCTGCTGGATCTTCTCGGTACCGTCGGTGTAGGCGATACCGTACTTACTCCCCGTCAGCTGGAACTCAATATCCTTCCGCCTTTGTTCGGCTTGCTGCCGTCGGGCTTCGGACTTGATCACGTAGGGAAGCTGGATGATCATGTCGAGTTTGCCAGAGCTCGACTGCTCGTCCACTGAGTCCAGCATGTTCAACTTACGAATAAGCCGCTGAAGCGTCGAGTTCGGTTCGTTCATCACCGAATAAAGCGGGTTCTCGACGATGGCCGTGGTCTTCTTCGGGACGGTGACTTGCTTCCGCTGTCCGTCCCGTTCGTCATAGAGATTCACGGTGACGTGCTGTGGATGCCATGCCACAATCTCGCCGACTCGAAGAGATTTGATGATGAAGCTGGAGGATACGGCGGGATCGATGTCCGTGTCGACAGGAACGATAGCGGCGATGCCGTGTTCGAAAAGCGTCATCGCTATGTCCTGACGGAATTGCCGGGCCCCCTGGTCGAGGTTCGGTTCTACCGTCAGACAGTCCTGAAGAAAGCTTGGGATGTCATCGAGATAACGCCCCTCTTCATCCATCCGAGCATGACGGATGTCCACTCCGGACACGTCAATACCCAGACGGGTGTAGATCGAAGAAATGATGGAGCGTTCACTGGAGTACGACCCTCGGGACCTCTGAGGTGCATAGGACCCATACGATCCATGTCCACCATGAGAGTTGATACCGAGGTACTTCTCTTCAAGAAATAGGTTCCAACCGTGCTTCAATCCATCCTTCACTCGAGAAAACAAGTTTGCCATTAGTCACCTCCTTCCTGAAAGAGTGTCTCGTGGTCAGCCGATACCCATGTCCCGGAGAAGGTTACGGGCGGCTTCATGACCGTTCGGATCCTTGGCTTTGGCGTACGCCTTCTTGCCCGCGTTGAGGATAGTCTTGTCGATCCCCGCCTTGTGGGCATAGAGAGCACCGCCGACGATGATTGCGGTGGCGGCAGATGCGTACTGAGAGTTTCCGTTGAGGATATGGCGTGTGCCGCGTATACCCTTACCGGCGCTTCTCTTGACGTTCTTCCGTTTGCGTTCGCCGCGTGCCTTCTCGGCATGTTTGGACATGTCCTGATTGCCGAGATGCTGATCGAAGGCCTTCTTGTAGTTCGGGTCCTTCTTGCCCTTGGCCTCGACCTTGGCTTTGATCAACTTGCGACGGGTACCTGCCCCTTCGCCGTAGAACATCTTGGCTCGGGCGAACTCCTTGGCGTCCTTGCTGGCTTCCCGGTTGGTGTTGCGAGAGACACCAGACGGACCGGAGCGACGAACGCCCCACTTCATGCCCTTGATGCCGTAGTGCATCAGTTCGGCGCTGTGCTTGGCGTTCAGATCCAACTTCATGTTAGTCAGGCCTCCCCAAACCGAGTTTTCGTCTGCTAGCTCGGGAGGAGTCGGGACTTCTTTGAACCCGAGCTTCTCGTAGATGTGACGAGCATCGGGCGAGTCGCCCGGTACTTCTAGCGTAATCGTGTCGAGGTTCTGCTTCTTGGCGTGCTCGATAGCAGATCTCATGGCGGCGCTGGCGTAGCCATTACCTCGATGCTGGTTTCGAATTCCTACCCACACCACGTTCAGAGAAGTAGGGGATTCTTTGAAGAGTGTCATCTCTCCAATTTTGCCGCCCTTCGGATCTCTGATCGTAAAGTTGGATGTGTTGTTGGTTCTATCTCGGTAGGAATTACTCAGTTTCGAAATCAATTTGGCAACACCAGGAGTTGGATCGCCATTGAGGCTCAGCGTGTCGCCGTTCTTGAGTTTGACACTCATTGATTCGGTACGCTGTTTGACCTGGACGTTCGGAGACGAATCGTCTTTGCGAACACCCCACTTCATACCCTTGACGCCGTAGTGGAGGAGTTGGCCAGGAGGAGAGTTCTCTCTCATTTTGAACCCTCCTTTCGGCTAAAGGGATGAGATGTTGTAAGCGCCGTTACGCCTCTTCTTGGTGTAACTGGAGGGGCCGTTCGAACGAGCATTCTGGGGTAGCCCCATGGTATACGCAGCGTGTGCCTCACCGCGTTTGGTTTCGGCTCTCTGGGCTACCTTGTACGCCGCGGTGCTCGCTGCGAATTCATAGACTGCTCTGAAATTCGCTCGGGCTTCGGGGTTGCCGTACTTGGCCGCAGCGACAGCCAGACCAATTGCTGTATTACGTCGTTTGACGAACTTCTTCTCGTTCTTTCGGGCTACCTCGAGGCTCTGCCCCTTGTTGATGCGCTTGTTGATGCGCTTGACTCCGCGGCGACTCACACCGCGACTGGTGTAGTCGTAGTCCCTCTGGCCTCGGGTGTAGCTCGGGTTGTCTTTCGCGAGTTCGGCTCGCCGAACGCCCCACTTCATGCCCTTGACGCCGTAGTGAGCCAGCTCACTTCTGTCGTCAGAGTGAGAGATAACATCGCCTACTTGGAGGGCACCCGGGGCGTTACGACGCGCTTCGAGCTCCGCCATCAGCTCTTCCTCGTCGGAGTACGCCGAAGGTATGATGAATCCGGGTGATCTGTACATCAATTCTTCACCTCCTTGAACGGCGTCGGGTCAACGCCCATCTCCTTGTGGAGGGCCTTCCCCCACTCTTGTACGAAACGCGGAGGGTTGGTTCCCCAGTGGTAAGTGCTGAACAGCTCTGCTTCGATCTCGCCTCGCTCCATGGACGTTCTTGCGTAGTCGGAGACATCCCAAACTGAGTAGCCATCCTGGCGCCCTACTCTCTCAGCGACCGCCCACGCTTTGTCTCGAGCCTTGGTGTGTTCGCCGGTAACCTTCTGCTTACCACGAGAGTTGGTGGTGATCGTCAGGTTGGAGTGCATCATGGCATGAGCACTCTCGTGAGTGATCAGTCCTTGTACAGTTCCGGTTCCGTCAGCGGTCCAACCTTCGTCGGCTGATTCCTTAAGCTCGCGCCTCATGTCTCTGCCTTGGACAAAGACCGTTCCGTCGTTACTCCCACCGGTTTTCTGGTTGTTCTCGACGAAGGCGAGTGCATTTTTACCCTCTTCGTAATGAGGGTGGTTCTTATCCAGTACTTTTACAGCTCCGAGGCTGTATCCGTAGCGATCGTTCATGAGACGGGATGTTTCGATTGCTCCGTCTCGGGTACTGTTGTGAACTCGAGGGTCGACTTCCATGGGCTTTGCGGGGGCGCGCGAGAACGTTTCCTCTTCCTTATGAACGCCCCACTTCATGCCCTTGACGCCGTAGTGGATGAGTTCCGATGATGTCATCGTCTCATCTCACTTGTTGTAGTAACCGGACCGCTGACGAGCGTCGATGACACGAGAGGTGTACGAAGCGACTCCAGCCGCACCGATTCCGACCGGCCCCGCGAAGAGGGTCGCAACGACCTTCTCGCCAGTACTCAGTCTCGAGGCGGTGACCCGGTCGGGGTCGTTCAGGAAGTCGATCTTCATCTTGTTGAGCTTGGCCTTCTGGTTGGCCTTGCCCTTGGGGGTCTTCGTCTTGCGGACTGTACGCCTCTGGCTCGCGTACTCGTTCTGCTTCACTTGCAGACGTGCCCGAGCCCCGTAAACCTCTCGGGTTGACGCGGCCTTACGAACGCCCCACTTCATACCCTTGACGCCGTAGTGGACGAGTTC